TCATTTAAAGCCATAGATTTTAAAGTTTTACATTACCCAATGCTAGCTCATATGGAAGATCATATCTTTTGTTTTCATAGTGCCACTTAATTTTTTGCACTATATCTTCAAATGATTCTGTCCATTTGGCTAGAGTTTCTGAAGAAACCTGGTAAGGATAAACTTGATTGTATTTATCAATTACTATAAAAGTAACTTGTATATTCCAATCATCAGTAATACTGAACTTTTCTTTAGCTAGTAGTACATAGATAACAGCCTGAATCCAATATCTATAATACTCCACAGAGTCAGGAAAGTCTTGTATTGACTTACCAAGAGTCTTTAAGTCATTAATAAAGATAGTTTTGGTGTTATGATCTACAACTACATTGTCAAGGACTCCATGGAAACCAAAAGGTAAATTGTCTATATCTGCTTTTACAAACAACTCATTGTAAACTTCAATAGTTTTGTCTTCTACATCTTTGTCTAGTTGCAGCAATGCCCGCACATTACTGTTATTCTTTAGTATTTCTACAGCAACTTTACAGCCATCTAAAGTTGGTTGATCTACTATAGCTTTGTCTAGACTAAGTTTAAGAAATTCAAAATACTCTGTGTTTTCTGCTGTCAGAATCTTGTCAAGTCTTTGCTGATCTGTTTTGAGTGACTGGTAAAGGTTTGCTGTGAGTAGCTGTGTGAGTATATCTTGTGAGTAGTCTGACAAAGATAATGTATTATTTCCAACTGTTAAGTGATATTTGAAAATATTATCAATAATCTTTTTCTGATTATCAGTTGGAATCTTCCCCGGCAGAGATATGAAATACTCATCATATTTGTCTGGTTCAAACAAAAGACAGTGTAGGACGCGCCCTCCTACAAGATGCGCGTCTGTACTGTCCTCTCTCTGATTTAAAACATAATGATTGTAAAACATTGCTGGTGAAAATAACAACTTGTTAATTCCACTATAGCTGAAGTAAAACTTCTGTCTATAGAATCTGTCTAGTTCCTCAGAACCAATCAAAGTCTGTATCATCTTGTTTTATTTGATTGTTATTTGTCTCTAATTGAAGCTCTGGTTTTTCCTCTTCTAATACTATTAACTCTGTCACAGCTTCAGTTGGTTCTAATATTGTTAAATCAGCTTCTATGTCTTCATTAACTGTTTCAGCCTCATCTGCAACCTCCGCAACCCCTGGAAAATTATCCTCAGGTACCTCAGGAGTAAAGTCATCAACATGTTGATATTCATAATCTATATTCAACTTTGCTTTTAACTCATCACTAAGTGTTATGATCTTAACCTTAAAATGGTCAGTATCCCCAGAATCAGCAATTTCATGAGAATATTTTTTCATTAAAGTATCCATCATATCTTTGGAGATAGTATCCTTATCAAGTAGTGAATCAACAACATCATCTAAATCAGTACCTAGATAATTCTTATTCTTCTTAAGAAATCCAATAAGAGATTTGAAATTGACATGGTTTTTAGTATGAGTATCAGATATTCTACCTGAAAACTCTTTAAAGAGCATTTCTAAGAATAACAAAGACTCAGTATAATTAGAGTTAGCCATAATTTCCATAGCCAATACATGATTATCTTTGTCATTGCTCTTAAACATATCAGAGATCTGTTCAAACATAGCTTCATCAATTACTGTAGCATCATCACCATTAATATGTTTTAAGATAGCCATTTCATCATATACGGTAGCTCCAATCATTTTCTGAGCTAGATCTGAATGTTCTTCATCTATAGTACTGAACCATGTAGAAGAATTAATCTTATCACCATATAGTTTTAATTGTTCATTGTCTCCATGTTTAATATCATTTACTTGCCCATAATGAAACAACACTTTATTTTCTGTATTAAATTCTAATGCTTGCCGGATGTTTTCTCTATATCTATCATCCATATAGATATTTTCATCTTCCATTATAGCATTAAAGTCTTTAAGATCTAGACTATAAAACCATTGTCCACTAGTAATTTTATCCTTTGTGTTCTTAGCAGCAAATATATGGGTAGCATCATCTATGTTTCTTACAGTTCTTATCCCATGTTGTAAAGCTAAATCTTTCAGCTTTATTCTTGGGACATTAACTCCCGGCAGAAAATACAGTTTATCACCTTTTGTAGGAGTATATTCATCAAGATATTCTGTAAAGATATCTTCATTTCTACTTTCCATTACATAAAGAGGTTCTACTCTAATTTCTACTTCATTCTCATCTGATTGTATGTCTGTTAATACAATATATCTTTTCATAGTTTAAAGATTAATAAGGGGAGCATCACACTCCCCTATGTTTGTTTAAATTAATACTATTTTTCTTTAAAAGGGTAAAAGCTTAATGTTTCAATTACTTGACAGCCATCTTCACCACGTCCTTATTCATCATCAGAGCAGAAAATTTCACCTTGTGGCCATTGACAATCTCTTTAACCATATAATATCTAAGGTCATCAGTGAATGCTTCACAGTCTGTAGTAAGTTTAGCTATACGCTCAATTACAGGTTTAGCCACAGGACCTCTGTCTGCAAGTGTGAGTGAATAGTTTATTACCCTAGTTGCAATTACACTAGATATATCTGCCCGGAAGTCATCATCTTTACCTACTGCGTGAGTTAAGCTGTTCATTACATACTGCTCATCCTTAGTCAAGATGTCTTCAGGAGAGATAATCTTGTCAAGTTTATTATTAATGAACATAGTAAACATTGAACTAAAATCTATACCTACAGAACCCTCACCAATCATTTGGATTAGAGGCAAGCTATCTTCAAACTTAGGCACGGAGCTAATAGCATTGAAGAATGTAGTAATAGATCTTGGATTCACGCGCTGAGTCACAAGCTCTGGGTGCATCAACATGAAGTTAATACATCTACCATCAATACCTGCATTCTCTGCCCACTTAGCCCATACATTCACATCATACTTCAACTCAACAGAAATAAATCTAGTCTTCTGAGCTACGTCAAGACTAGTAACATTATAGTCACCATTGTCTGGATTAGTAGTCAAGATAACATGCCAGTTCTTAGGAAGCTTCCATGATACATACTCTTGACGGTCAAGAATCTCCATTGTTGCTTGCATAAAGCGGTGCATTATTGTTAACTCATAGGCTCTTTATCCTATGATTCTGTAGTTTCATTTAGATTATATCTACAGGTCAGACTATATCATCACATATTTCTATGTGTTCCGCGCTCTTGGTGTTTTACTGTCTGTTCTAGACTCCATACACTAGTCGTTGCACCTTCCTTATATCCCTATAAGGCTTGGCTCAGGATTGTCCATCTCTGGAGTTTCCCTGAATTCACGGAATTTATTGCGGACCACCCGCTTTATGCTTTTTACTCCATCTATAACCACCAGCAGTTAAATTCTTAGATATTGCTCTATTAATATTAGAAATACCAAGTTCCTTACTTGCTTCTTTTATAGACTCCCATTCTTTGATAAATACACCATCAATTGTGTACTGTACTACTGGTTCTAACTTGTATCTTTTAGTCATTAAAAGCTTTGAACTTCCTTTAATATAAGACCATGCAAATCCTCCTGCAGAAGCTTGTTTTAAATCACATGCTGCTTTTATACCACTAATGCTTTTAGCACCAATTGATTTAGCTGCAGCTGTAAAAGATTCAAAACTTTCTAAATAATCACAAGTCTCAAGTGAGTATTTATGAACTTCTTTAATATTATAAGGTTTTAGACCATTTGCATAAGCCTTTTTCTTAGCATCACTTAATCTTTGTTTATACACATCATCCCTAACTAAAGTTTGAGGATCTAGTATGTGGTTTATATAAGGATTTAGTGTGTTAATATAATAAGCTTCTCTTTCTATTAAAATATCATCAGAACATTCCTCTACAACAGTAAAGTAAATTTCATCTTTACCATACTTGTTATATAAGTTTTGCATTGTTCTATTATGATGTTTTAAATTTTCAAGAGACCACAAATGATGTTTTAATCTATGACCAATATTACAAGAGCTACCAATGTACTCTTTATCATTAATTTTAATTTTATAGATTCCTATACTCTTTAATGCAGTCTTAAGAGTCTGTGTATTTAATTTTTCCATATCACAAAGATAATTAAATTATTCACACTAACACTGTTAGATTGCATATTTTGTTAATCCGCACGAGTATAGTCATCAAGAATCAAGAAACCACCTTCTCCTTTACCTTGAATCCACTCTGGAGCAGCATGTGACATCCGTTTGCCAATCACTTTATAACCTTTCTTAATAGCTGCATCTATCTGAGCTTCATTAATCCAGGTTGTTTTACCTTCTGCATTTGCAATTTCAAATTCTTTAACAGGAAAACCAACTAAGTCACCTAATTCTTCCAACTGAGATAAATTCAGCTTTACTACTTGCATATTCATTTCTTTACCCAACTGCATGATTGCTGAAGTCTTACCCAGACCAGCATCACCCTCAATATTAATAGCTACGGGAACTTTACCCTCTGCTTGAATATACTGATTATTGTTAACCATGTGCTTAATAAAGCTCTTTAACTCTTCTACATTTAGTTGTACTTGACTCATAATTCTGTTTTTATAATTCTAATTTAATTACTTTACCTGGTAAGCTATTATTCATATATGATCTCTCTGACAAAACCCACAAAACATTGTTCTTAGGTTTTACAGTAGTATAACATTCACCGTCAGTAAAATACACCAGGCTAGTATATTTCTTTTGGTTTTCATTATAATATTCTAGGACGGGGTCAAATTCCGTGCCTCCACGACCATGTATATCCATTTCATGTTTACCTGTATAAGGCTTAATAGAATGTATCTTAGTATCACACTGTACTATAGTAATGTCCACACCGGCCTTATAGATATGATGAATCTCATTCATAAACTCTTTTAGCTCAGAATCACTTACAGAACCTGAAGTATCTATAGCTAATAGCATATGTTGTTTCATCTTAATCTTGAGACCCGGATTTTCATTAAACCTTCTGTTCTCTTTCCGCCTGATCTTCTTAGTAAATACTTTAGTACTTATACCAGTAAACCTACGGATATATCCTCGCCAGTCAAACTTAGGTGGTACTATTTCTTCTACTATGATTACACCTTCTATCTCACCTGGCACAGTACCGCGTTTCTTAATAGTCTGTTCTTTAGCATCACTCAGTACTTTTTGCAATTGCTTATCAATTAACTTTTGCTCAGCTTCAGTAAGACCTTCAAACTCATCCCAAGTATCATGATTAGGTACATTACCCATCTCAATGTTATCAAGAAGATTATCCATAGCAGGACTACCACAAGTACCATTTTGCTTTTTCTTATCTTGTGCTTCTTTAAGCTTATCATAGTAATATCTACAACCTGCTTTAAGATCAAGATTCATATCCTCATAATCCTCAATAAAGATACCTCTGCTTGGAAACTTATTTATTATCTCAGCAATTTTTTCAGGACTTGCTCCTGTTTCCATAGCAGCAGACATTTCAAGTTTTAGTTTCTCATTCAGCTCATCATACTCTTCTTTAGTATATTCTCCACCCGGCAACCAAGAACTTTCAATATACTGATTAATCTCCATGTCCATTGCAACATTTGCAAGTCTCTTATCACTAAACTTAAAGAAAGTAGTAAGATGTCCAAATGCAATATGCAATAACTCATGTTTTAATATACCTAGTCTCTGGTCTTCATTAAGACCTTCCCAAA